CGTCGCGGCTCGTGCGCCAGAGGTACTCCGTCACGCCCAGCGCCTGGTGGCGGGTCTGGGTGACGCTCGCGTTGAGCTTGAGCACCTGGTCGCGGGCGAGCAGGTTGGCGTGCGCCTTCGAGGTCCCGGCCTCGTCCCGGATGCGCGCCGCGATCTCCTCGACGCGCGTGCTCACCCCAACGTCGGCGAGGATGGCGCCCACGCGCCCGACCTTGCGCGCCCCGAGGGCCCGGATCGCTCGGATGCCCTCCGCGCGGAAGGCGGTCACCTGCGCCGCGAGAGCGGGGTCGTCGGCGGTGAGGTCGACCCCCATCACCCCGCGGATGTCGACGCCGGCCGCGGCCTTCGCCTGCGCGGTCACCTGGTTGCTGGTCCACACGAGCACCCGCCCGGCGATCTTGTCGAGCGGCCCTCGCAGCGCCTTCGGAGACGTGAGGCGCGCGAGGATTCCGCGCATCGCCCGCAGGATGGACGCGCGGCCGCCGGGCTGCAGAACGGGCGGGCCGCTGCCCCCGCCGTCGGCGTCGGCGCGTGCGACCTGCCCCCCCATCTGCGTCGCGAGCTCGGCGTCGAGCTGCGCGAGCACCTCGGCCGCCAGCGCCGCGTAGGCCATCTGCTCGACCCTGGGCGGCTTCGCGGGGGGCGCGGTCCGTGGCCGCTTGGGCGGCTTGCGGAGCATCACCCGCCCTGGAGTAGGTGACTGATGCCCACCCGAGGCCCCACGGGCTCCCCCTCCCAAGCGCGGAAGAGGCGTTCCTGTGCTCGCTCCAGCGCGTCGTAGTGCTCTGCGGTCGCGCCGATGTCGTCGCCAAACTCGTCGGCGCACCGCACGAACGCACGGGCGCACGCCACCATGTGCCGCCACGCAGCAACAACCTCGGGGCTGTCCTTGTCGCGCTCGGGCCACGTGCGCTCCAGCACCTGCCCATCGAGCACGACCGGCCCCGGCCCACCCTCGGTCGCCTTGCCTCCCATCGCCATCACGCACCCCCCAGAAGCGGGTAGGCGTACCGCTCGCCCGCGGCCCACACCTCGACCCTGTCGAAGGTCACGGGTACCCGCAGGATGGGATCGGGCGTCGGCTCGCCCTTGGGCAGGTAGGCCAGCGTGACGTGCGGGGTGTAGCCGTGCTCGCTGGCAGCCGGGACCGGGAGCACGCCCACGAGCGCTTCGCGGGTCGCCGACAGACTGGGCACGTCGGGAGTGGCCCACACCGGGTCGAGGGTGTCCCCGTCGAAGCGGCCGATGCCGCCGAGGTGACCCGGGAGCTGTGCCTGGGTTTGCGCCCATGCCTCGACCGCGCCCCGAACCTCCTCGATGTCCTCGGCGGTCAGAGCCTTGCCGAGATACGCGAGGGTGAGGTGGAGCCGCTCGGGCTCCTCGCCGCCAACGAGCGCGATGCCCCGTGCGACCTCGATCGACACCGGGAGCACCACAGCAACCCCGTGGTCGTTCGCATCGGCGTGCTCTGCGGGCACCTCCACCACGTCGCCCGGGGCGATGTCATCGCCCTCGGCCACCACGGTCGGGGCTTGCGAGGTGAACGCGCCAAGCTCGAGACCACCCTCCTTCGCGGCCTTCACCACCCGCGCCGTGTAGGCCTGGTGGCCCTGGTTGGACGCGCGAAGCTTCGCGACCTCGGCGCGCATCGCCTCCATCTCGGCCGCGTGGGTGGCCTCGGGGGCGGTGAAGAAGGTCGTGCCCGCCTCACCCATCACCGCCTCGGCGTCGGCCTCGGCCATGCCCATGCTCGCCACCAGGAGGGCCACGCCCGCCCCGCGCGGCAGCTCGCGGCCTGCCACCTTGGCGATGATCGCGGCCACGACCACGGGGTCGGCCTCGGGCCCGGTGGGGTCCGTCGGGTCGGCCGCGTCGGCGTCGAGCAGGGCGCGCCGCGCGTCGAGGTTGATCGTCGTCTCCGCGCTCCACCCGCCGGGGCCGAAGCGGCTGGCCGCGACCTCCTCGGGCGTCACGATGCCCGCGGTGACGTAGGCCGCGTCGACGGTCGCCTGCTTCGCGCGCAGGTCGGCCGCCTCGACGGGCGTGGGCTGCCACAGGGGCGGATAGGTCACCGACCACGACGCGGGCACGACGCCGCCCGTAGGGCCCTCCTTCGCGTGGAGGAGCAGCCGCACGAGCTGCTCCATCTGCGGCACGAGGTGGTGGGTGCGCTCGGCGGCGACCTCGTCGTACCAGGAGCGGATGTCGGAGTCCCCGGTGGCGTTGAGGCCCGCGGGGGCCTGGCCCATCAGCACCGTGACGGGGATGTTGGACACCGCCGCGAGCAGGTTGATGAAGCGGTCCATCACGTCGACGGTGCCCGTGAGGGCGCCCACCTCGACGCGCTGGTAGTCCTCGCCGTCCGCGTCGAGGAGGAGCGACCGGGCCGTGCTGCGGGACAGGTCCATCAGGGACAGGCGGCGCCGCAGGATGTTGTCCTCGTCGCCGGCCATCATCTCCATGAGGCCCTTCATCTTCAGCACGCCCTGGGAGGCCTCCTGGAGCAGCACGCCCCCCGCAGCGAAGGCGCCGCGCGAGCTCTGGAGCTCGGCGTAGACCCGCTGCAGGATGCTGTCGCCCCAACCCTGGAGCTGGAGTCGGCGGCGCCGCGTGGGGGTAACGCCCTCGAAGCGGAGGAGGCGCGAGGCGTGCACCGTGATCGTCTCGGCGGCGGTCCCGCCCATGCGCGTGAGCCGGTAGAGCACCGGGTCGCCGAAGCCTCCCCGTCGAGGGTCGGTCGACCACGTCATCGGGTAGAGGTCCCGGCGGTCGACGTCCACGAGCCAGCGCACCGCGCGGAGGTTCTGGAGGTCGAGCGGTTCGTGCGGGGCGCGCCCGTCGTCGGCGCCGAGATACACCGCGCCGCCGCCGTAGAGCCGGGCCCAGGTCCACGCGCTCTTGAGGCAGGCGCCTGCGCCCAGTGCCTTCAAGGCCTCCGAGACGCGCTCTGTGGCGCCCTCGCCCGGCATGACCACCGCGGGCGGCGCGCGCATCGCGTGCTTGGGTACGGCGTCGACGATCTTCGCCGCGAGGCCGTCGAAGTTGTAGAGGGCCTCCAGCGTGGGCAGCGGGAGGTACTCTCCCTCCGTCGGCGCGAAGGTCATCGCCGTCTTGCCGAGCGCCGTGCCGACGCCCGTCAGCTCGTTGAACCAGCTGTCGAGGCGGAGGGTCTTGACTGCGCCGAGGAGGGCTTGTCGGAACACGGGGAAGGCCTCCCCGTCAGAAGGTCACTTCGACCGCGACGCCCAGGTCCGCCGTCGGAGCCGACCAGCCGATGGCGGTGCGCACGCGCACGTCCAGGACGTCGCCCGCCACGAAGGTGTAGGCCCCCGCGGTGAAGGTGCCGCGGGCCGCGGTGTCGTTGGTCGCCGAGGCGAGCGTGACGACCGTGGCAGGACCGAGGAGGGTGCCGTTCTTGTAGACGCCCACGATGGCGTCCGATCCCGCGGCGGCCGCGGACAGGGCGGCGGACAGCGCGGTGAGCGACCCGCCGCGCGGCGCAACCCAGCCCACGGTGAGCCCCGGCGCGCCTCCCCACTGCGCTGCGACCGGCGTGGCCTCGGAGGCCAGCGCGTGGTCGCCCGCAGCCACGTCAGCCATGCCAAACGGCAGCACAGCGACAGAGGCCCCGGCGGGTCCCGCAGGCCCCGGCGCCCCGGCGGCTCCTGCCGCTCCGCGGGCCCCTCTGGCTCCCGTGACCGCGCCCATCAGCGCACCCGCGTGAGGTAGAGGGTTCCGGTGGCCGACGCGGCGTTCATGATCGCGTGCAGGCCGGCCGCCGCGCGCAGCTCCAGCGACATCGGGACACCGGGCGGCACGATGGCGCCCGTGACCGCGCCGCCGCCGTGCGTGGGGGCCACCGCCGCGGCGCCGACGCGCAGGGTGCAGCCCCTCGTCTCGGTGGCGTCGAGGTAGGCCAGGTAACCGCCCGCCGGCATCGACGCGAGGCTCGCGGAGGCGTCGGTGAGGTTGAGGCGGTACGAGGTGTTGTTCGCCCGGATGGGGGCGTGCTGAAGCCGGGTGGGGTCCATCGGGGGTGGCATGCCCCGAGGGTGGGGCGCGGCGACGGTGGGGCGCTACCCGGTGTTGGCACGCGAGACTGGCACAGTGCCGTCCACGGCCCGCCGCAGGCGCTCGGTGAAGCTCTTGAGCGCGCGGTGCTGGAGGTACTGCGTCATCGCGTCCACCTGGTCGTCGTGGGCGCCGCGCGGGAAGGCCTCGCACTCGAGCACGAAGCCCTCGGCCCACGGCGCCCCCTTGCGGCCGTCGGGGTACCGGGCCTCCGTCGCGTGGGGGATGTACACGTTGCCGGCCGCGACCACGGGCTGCACGGCGTTGACGCGCGCCTCCTTGCCCCCGCGGGGCTCGACGGCGACGACGCCCGCGATCCTGGTCTTGAGCGTGTCGATCACCGCGGTGCCGTTGGCCTTGTCCTCGATGAGCTTGAGCGTCGCCTGCGGGTAGCGCGCGACCATGGCCTCGATGGCGCCGAGGGTTGCGGTGAAGCCCATGCGCTCGCGCCGCTGGTCGACGAGGTAGTGGTCGATGCCCGCCTGCATCCACGCCTGGATCACCACGAACGACCCGTCCGTCGTCTTCTTGAAGGTGCAGTCGATGGACAGGGCCCACAGCCCCTTCGCAGGCAGCTCCGTCCACCGCTTGAACCACACCCCCTGGAGGGCGTCGCCGCCCTTGGGCGAGGGCCGCTGGTCGAGCTGCGCGGCCGCTGCGCTCGGCCCCAGGCGGACCTTCAACCGCTCCACGACCTCGCGCGGGAAGCGGTCGGGGCACAGGAGCTCGCCCGGCTCGGTGCGGCGGTCCTCCGCGCAGCGCTGGGGGTGCTCGGGGTCGTACTCCATCGGCAGGCACACCGAGGCCGCGCCCTGCGCGAGGAGGAAGCCCGCGAGGTCGTCCTCGTGCACCCGCTGCATCACCAGGATGCGGGCCGAGGTCGCGTGGTCGCGGAAGCGCGTGGACATGGTGCCCGTCCACCACTCCTGCACCGCGGCGAGCTCCACGCCCGAGGCCGCCGTCGCGCCCATCGGGTCGATGGGGTCGTCCACGATCATCGTGTCGCAGTGCTGCCCCGTGACGCCACCCCGCACCGTGGTGCTGAACCGCATCCCCCCGCGGGTGGTGTAGAACATCCCCACGGCCTTCGAGGCGCTCGCGTCGCTGGGGATCTCGACGGCGGGCCACCGCGCCCGGTACCAGTCCGACAGCACGAGCGTCCGCATCTTGCGGGCGTCGCGCATCACCACGTCGTCATCGTAGCTGGCGTTGATGAAGCGGTGCCCGGGGCCGAGCATCCCCGCGGGCAGGTGCGGCGCGAAGTCGGGGGTGAGCGTCCACACCCAGGCCGGGAAGAGCACGTCCACCAGCAACGACTTCGACATGCCGGGCGGGATGTTGATGACCAGGTCGGTGAGTTCGCGCCGCGCCACGCGCTCGAGCGCGGTGCACACCACGTCGAGGTGCCAGTTCCACCGCAGGGGCGACGAGGGCTCCACGAGGTGCCAGGCCCGGCGCACAAACTCCGCGAGGCCCCGCCGACGGATCTGCTCCCGGTCGATGTCGGCGAGGGTCGGTACGGTCACCGGCGGGCCTTCGCGTGGAGGGCTTCGAGCGTGGCGAGCTCGTCGTCGCTCAGGGCCGACAGGTCGAGCCCCGGTCCCACCGTCGCCTCGACCTTGGTGCTCCTGGGCAGGCCGACGCGCGCGAGGATGGCCTCGGCGGCGTTGATCGCCTCGAAGGGCACGCCGCTCCCCGCGCGGTCCACGAGGCGCTGCGCCGCGAGCACGGCGCCGTCCTGCAGGATGCGCAGGGCAGCTTCGCGGGCCTTGGCGAGCTCGGCCTCGCGCGCCTTGCGGGCCGCGTCGAGCTCGGCGCTCCCCGCAGGGCT